GACTTAACTTAGGTGCAATAGTTTTTAGTACTATGCCAAACATAAATACGCAATTACAGACAGTAGTACTTATACTGACTATAATATACACGTTAACTAAAATCTACAAACAGATAAAATGAAGAAAAAAGATATAGTACACTATTCAGGAGCAGCAGGTATTTTTATTCTTGTTATAGCACTTTTACTTTACTTAGCAAACAATTCGATTCCTTCAGAAAACAAAGACATTATAGTATCTATTGTAGGTATGATAGTTGGTAGCTTAAGTGTAGTAATCTATGCAATCATTGGTAGAAATCCTGATGAGGTCGCAGATCTAACGTCTAAGGTAGAATCACAGCAAAAGCAAATAGAAACATTAGTAGAACAAAAAGATGCTTACGAAGCGCAAATGATAAGTTTACAGCAAGAAATCATTAAGGCAGGTAGTGAAGCATTTAGAAGTATTTTAAAAAAATAATATGTTACATTTTGAATTATCTGAGTTTGACTCTCCGGATCACAAGGGAAGTGGCTTAAATATGGACAAGGCTTTTTTGCAAATGCTAGATGACGCTAGAGGTATGGCAGGTATACCATTTCATATTACAAGTGGGTTTCGCACAGGATCACATAACGAAAAAGTAGGGGGTAGTTTACCTACAAATCAAAGTAAAGGATCTTCACATCTGTACGGTTATGCAGCAGACATAGCTTGTGTAGATTCAAGGTCAAGAGAAATAATATTAAACGCATTAGTTAAGGCAGGATTTAGACGTATAGGTATAGCACAAGGGTTCATTCACGCAGACAATGATCCTGACAAACCTAACGCACTGTGGTTGTATAACTAGTATGAGCAAAAAAAAGAAGTTTAAAGATACTAAAGTTGGTCAATTTTTACTTTCTAAAATTCCTTCAGTTGTTGGCAGCCTTGCTAATGACACCCCTATTGGTAATGTCGTTCGTACCCTTATTGGTGGTTCTGAAATGTCAGATGCTGATAAACAAATCGCCTTACGGAAACTAGACCAAGAAATACACGAGTTTGACGGTATTACTAAACGTTGGGTAGCTGACGCACAATCTAATAGTTGGCTATCAAAAAACGTTAGACCACTTACATTAGCTTTTCTTACTGTAGCATTTGTAATAGGTTGGGCATTTCAATTACAAGAATTAGAGGTAGTCAAGGATCTACTTCAGATTGTCTTCTTTGGTTATTTTGGTAGTAGAGGTGCTGAAAAAGTGTTCGGTAACAAACTACATAAATAATACATAATACAGTATTAAGTATTATATTAGTATTATTAATACAGTATTATATGTAATACAGTATTATAGTAAAAAATAGTACAATTTTTGAAACCACAAAAGACTATGCCAAAAAACTCCAAAAAACCTACACGCTCAAAATTAGTACGTAAGTTAGATATGGTGTTCAGTAGATACATAAGACTTAGGTATGCTGATCAAAAAGGGTATTGTGAATGCGTAACTTGTGGTAAAAAAGAACACTGGAAACAACAACAAGCAGGACACTTTATGAGCCGTAAACATTATAGCACAAGATGGGATGAAGATAATGTAGCTGTCCAGTGTGTTGCCTGTAATGTATATAGGGCAGGTGAGCAATACAAGTATTCACTATATTTAGGATCAGAAAAAGCAGAAATGTTACATAAAAAATCAAAAGAAATACAGAAGTTTTCTAGTTTAGAACTACAAGAAATGATAAATAAGTACCAAGAACTTGTAAAAGTCCTAGAATAGTTATAATTTAGTGGTGCAATTATACTTTTAATTGTGTGTTATTCTTGAAGTAAGAGGGGGGGGTACTAAGTATTCCTCCTTTTTTTTGGTGTATACTTAAAGTTTCACTATATTTGTTATCTCTATTAGACATACTTAGGTGGTATGTTATCTTTATTCATATATTTTGAAGCACCTCTCGTTAAACAGGGGTGTTTTTTTTTACCTATTTTTTACTTACCTATTGTTTTTAACAAAAAAAATTCATAACTTTACTTAAATTCAAAATAACACAATATGATAAAATTAGTAAACAACAGGATGAAATCCTTAACAGAAAAACAATTACGTAACAGATTGTATGACAGTAACACTGAATCAGTACGTAATTTAGCAAGACAAGAATTAGCAAGAAGAACTCACACGCAAACAATCAATGACACACTCAGAAGACGTATTACGCTTACGTAATTTAGAAGTAGATACCCTAAGGGAGAAAGTTTACGAACTAGAGGCAAAACTAGAAGTATTAACAACGCAATTAGAATATTATGCAAAAGACAAGTAAGATTACATTTATCGAACAAAATCGTCAACAGCCAACGTATTTAGAATACACAAGGTGGGACGTAACTATGGCAAATGGGGAGAAGTGGATTTTCCTCGCCAAAGGAAACTTTAAAAAATCTGTAGGAGATGATATTACGTATGAGGTCAAGAATCAGCAACAAAGCACAGCCAAGTTAGTACGTGATACTCAATTTAACCCACAGGTATTTAATAAGACTAACGTACAGTCAAGCAAAGATGACGTACAGAAATTTATTATAAGACAAAGTTCAGCCTCAAGTGCAGCAAACTTTTACTCAAATAAAAATGCAGATGAGCAAGATGTACTGAATTTAGCAAGAATGATCGAACAATTTGTATACAATGGATAAATATGTAAAAGGCTTATATGCGTCAGACGCCAGTACAGCCAAACAACGTGAGTTTATAGTTTCAAGACTTGCATTCCACGTTGACAGCTTTAAAGAATTTCTCGAAACGAACAAAGATAAAGTAGATGGAAAAGGTTACTTTAGATTAGATTTAAAACGATCTATGAAAGACAGTAGTAAGATCTACGGAGAAATAAATGATTTTCAACCAAATAATTCAAAAGTAACAGCTAAAGACCATTCGCCTGACCGTGAATCTAGTGACTTACCTTTTTAATCAAAATGGGGATACTTTCAGTGTCCCTTTTTTTTATAACACACAATGATAGTAGAATTTAAAAACGAAATTGATAAGATACGCCTAATAAGATCAGGCCAAATTAAAGAAGGTTTAAAGCTAGGAATGCCACAAATAGACGAACACTTCAGGTTTAAGTATGGTAACTTCAATGTTATCTTAGGACACGCTAACGTTGGTAAAACAACAACAGTGTTGTATCTAATGTTATTGTACAGTCTGAAACATAACGTAAAGTGGTTAGTATTCAGTAGTGAAAATGAACCTTACACTATAATACGTAAGTTGTTAGAATTTATGGTAGGTAAGCCTATCAATAAAATGACTGAAAACGAACTGAAGAAAAATCAGGAATGGATATACGAACACTTTAAGTTTATCGACAATAATCTGTTGTACACTTACAAGGACTTGTTGAGACTAGCTGAGTCAGTAATGAAAAAATGGAAGTTTGATGGCTTTATGATTGATCCGTATAACAGTCTTATAAAAGACAAAGAAGATCTTAAAAACATAAACTCTCACGAGTACGACTATTTAGTATGTAGTCACTTTAGAACGTTCTGTAGAAATCACAAGTGCGCAATTTGGTTAAACACTCACGCAAGTACAGAGGCATTAAGAAAAAAACACGGTATGAATCATTATTACGCAGAACACCCAATTCCGCCTATGGCTAGTGATGTAGAAGGTGGGGGTAAGTTTGTTAACAGGGCTGATGATTTTATGGTGATACATAGATATACGCAACATCCGACAGAATGGATGTATTCCCACCTACACGTCCGCAAGGTGAAAGATGTAGACACAGGGGGTAGACCTACACCGTTAGACGAACCTATTAAATTATGTAGTATTCGTAACAATGTTGGTTTTGAGATAGGAGACGAAAACCCTATTGCTACAAAAGAAGATTTTAGTATTAAAGAATTACCGTTTTGATGCACAGCAATATTCAGTTGGTATGGTTACAAGGATTATCAGTAGGCTTTTTGTATTACGATACTTTAATGGAGGATGATTACAACATAGACGAGTATCCAATAGATTATCACGAACGCTATCAGTTTATGTTTTTATTTTTTGGCGTTATTATAACAAGATGGTACGAAGAGTTTTAGAAATAATATATGATCGTCACAATGAATGGGTCTTCCTAGTGCAGGCATTTGGTTGTAATAAAGATACAGCAGAAGACATCACTCAGGAGATGTATTTACGAATGCATAAGGTGCTTTCAAATGGAACTGATGTAATGTATAACGAAACAGAAGTTAACGCATATTACGTCCTTAAAACGCTTAAGTCAATATTTATTGATATGAAACGTAAGGAAAACAACAAAAGTGGCATAGAAGTAGAATGGGAAGGTGTTGGCTTTAGTATGGAAAGTGACCATATTGTTGAGTATGATCAGAAGTATGAAATAATCAAAGAAGAATTAAAAAATATGTATTGGTTTGATAGTAAGGTATTTGAGTTAATTAACGCAGGTGAGAATATCAGTTCGTTATCTCGCAAAACTACAATACCATACTACACGTTATATAATACATACAAAAAGGTGTATAATCATTTAAAACAGTTATTATGAAAATTGGAGATTTACTAGAAATAGTGTTTCGTAAAACAGGTATAAAGTGGCTAGTCAATAAAATTATGGTAGACTGGTTAGGTTATGAATCTTGTGGTTGCGGAGAGCGTCAAGCTAAAATGAATGAATGGCAAATTGACTGGGAAGACCGTTGGTTAAAAAAATAGTATTATGAGAATGCAAATGACAGCAGCCGAACATAAACGGTTCAAAGAGATCAAGGAAAACAACGATTTAGGACACGAGTCAGCTAAGTTTATGGCTGAGTTACACTCTAAGTATTACAATCATCAATATTTTTTACCCTGTAGTTGTAGTGCATCGACTTGGAAACAGTGGATTGCACAATTAAACGACGTATGGGATAATGGATATACAGCTAGTACATAAATACGAAAGATCTGTGGTGGATCTATTCAACGGATTAGATGGATGGGAACTTAATTGGACAGGAGAAGATTATTCTCATTGTGACGCAGTTGGTTTAACTCCAAAAGGTAAAACTTGTGCTATGGAGATGAAATTTAGGAAAAAGTATTACGAAACTAAAATGTTAGAACAGTACAAGTATGAACGTCTTATGGAAATGGATCAAGAAGTGAAGTTATACTTTGTGAATGATCCTAAGGGTAACTACCTGTTTTGGCTGAATGATATAACTATGCCAGTACCGCAAGATATGTGGTGTCCTGATACAACTTTGTGGACAAAAAAGAAAACTAAGAAGCCTTGTTATATGTTGCACCAAGACTTAGCCGCAATAAAAAATATGTATTAATACTTGCTATTCTTATTAACATTTGTTAACTTTACATAAGTATAATTCAAAAATAACACTTATGTATTTTAAACGCTATCAGCAAAACTTAAGAAAAGACGGTAACAAGATTATTAGCTATACAACCCACGTAGCTACAATTAACGGAGATACACTCACACAACACGGTTGGTGGTCTGTTACTACTCAGAAGCATATTAACTATGCCGCACAGCAATTAGGGCTTCATTTAAATCGTAACGGTTATTAATATGGAAAAAGACTCATTGGGTCAATCTGTATACAGAGCCAAGACTAGAACAGTACAGGAATTAACGTATCTCAATAACTTTCAAGTTATCAGTGAACAGTTAATCGAATGGAAAAAAGCTAAGCCTGATAATAAAGTAATCAAGGTATTAGGCCAAGCATTAGCAGAAATAGGTATATATGTAGCCAGTATGCAGATGGAACAAGACTCGTACGAGAAGATTGTTTCGCAATACCGTAAAGAAAAACTTAAATATCAACAAGAAGCCTTAGAGGCATCAAATAAATTAGCACAATATGAAGAAAAGTACTTCAGAGAATCCTAAAGTAATCTATGTTAGATCCTGTTATTCACTTTCAACAAATAACAAAGAGGTTCAGGAAATATACGTAGATGTAGAAACGTTTGACGAGGAACATTATACGTTAGTGTTCTGTCCTGATGATTACTTAGATACATTTAGACCAAGTATCTATGATCACGTAAGAGGTGAGTATATTAAATATTTATTAGAAAAAAAATGATAAAGCCAAGATATTACAGTAAACGACAAATGAAACGAGAATTAAAAAAACAAGTAGATGGGTATTGGACTTACGGTTCTTACTCATTGTGGGAAAAAGTAACTGAAAAGCGCAAAGGCGAAAGGTATGGTATTAGAACCATTACTGTGTTTGATAAGCAAAGCACAAAGATAGCTACATTTGGTACTTTAGAAGAAGCACAGAATTATGTAGATCATCATTTAAAACATTAGTATGGAAGATATAACATTGTTTGACGGTGTAACGTGGAAAAAAGATACACTATTAGAACGTATGGTAGATGATGATTTTTACTATGGTTATTGCGATCAAAATATGTTTAGTAGTAGTAAGGTTAAGAATATGGCTAAAAGTCCAAAGTCTTATTACTTCATAAACAAAAGCAGTAGTCAAGCATTAAGAGACGGCACGTTGTTTCATCACGCTATATTAGAACCTGAAAAATTTAGTAGTCATATATACTCAAAGACTAAGACTAAAACAACAAAGGAGTACAAAGAACTAAAAGCACAGCACGATCCAGTACCTGTATACACTCAGACTGAAAAGGAAGACGCAGAAAGACTATCGCAATCATTTCTATTAAATAATGCTGCAGTTAGACGATTACGTAACAGTAAGACCGAAGTGTCTAATGTAGGTTTAGTATCAGGTATACCTTTCAGGGCTAAAGCGGATATTATTACAGATACAGGTAGTATTGTAGATCTCAAGACTTGTCAAAACATTACTAACTTTCGTAAGGACGCTTATAATCTAGGATATGATATACAAACTTATGTATACAGTGAAGTATTTGGTGTCAAGTATGATAATTTCGAATTTATAGCTATAGACAAGAAAAGCCTCGACATAGGTATATATAAGTGTAGTAAAGACTTTTACGAGTCAGGTAAAATGAAAACACTAAACGTACTCACTGCATTCAAGAATAATATTCAGGGTAAGCATCCTGAAGAAGTAAAGGAGTTTATTAATAATTATTATTTTGAAGACACATTATGAGAAAACAAGTACAGCCACAGTTATGGGCGAGAAAAATTAAAAAACTAACAGGGGTAAATGTGTACAGTAAACGAAGGACTAATGAAATAATATATTATAGAGCGTTGTTTAGCGTACTGATGAAAAAGCACCTTAAGATGAAATTAAGTGAGATAGCAAATCATTTTAAAGCCAATGGTCGAAAAACCCATCATCACGCATCAGTTCTACACGCTATCGAAATGTATGAATTATATAGACAATGGAACCCAAATTTAGATAAAGTATTAGGGTTATGTATAGCAGGTGATGAAACACACGTAAACCAAAGAAACAAGTTAGTGTTTATGGCTGAGTATGTAGATCCTGAATACTTTGAAGAGTTGTTTCCAATATTAGAAAAGTACTATAAAAGAACATTAGAATCATTAGAATTAGAAGTATGAACATAGAAAAAGTAAGTATCAACAAGATACACGCAAACGCAGAAAACCCTAGAACAATTAAAAGTCACAAGTTCAGCAGGTTAGTACGAAGTGTCAAGGAATTTCCTGAAATGCTCAAGATACGACCAATAGTGGTTAACGATGACAACGTAATACTAGGTGGTAATATGAGATACAAAGCCTGTAAGGAGGCAGGACTAGAGGAAGTGTATGTTATCAAGGCTAGTGATCTAACACCTGAACAACAAAATCAATTTGTTATTAAGGACAATGTGGAGTTTGGTGACTGGGATGTAGATATGTTAGCTAACCAATACGAGAAAGACTTCCTTATGAAGATGGGTATGGAAGAAAAGCAGTTAGGTTTCTTTATGGACGACTTTGAGGAAGAGTTCTACAAAGTTGAAACAGAACAAGTAGATATGCCTATTGTACCGAAGTTTAGCGAAAAGTACACAGCAGTGATGATCTTTTGTGATAACGAATTAGACGAAACGTGGTTACGTAATGTACTAAAACTAAAAAAGGCACGTAGTTACAAAACTGAACGTATTAAGGAAACAAGCGTAATCAAGGTAAAAGACTTTCAGAAGTTATGGCAGCAGAAATAAAAATAGTATGCCCTAGTAAAGGTAGAGCCAGTGCTGTTAACACTGCAAAGTTTGTAGACAATCTTATATTAGTTGTACCTGCTAAAGAGGTAGACGAGTACAAAGACTTTAATCCTATGTGCGAAGTTATAGCAGAACCTAACCACGTAAGGAACATTGTATCAAGTAGACAGTTTATATTAGATACGTTCGACAATGTTTTTATGATGGATGATGATTTAGTAAACGTAAGACGTAATTACATAGAAGAAGGCGAACCATATCTAGTTGATGATCCTGTTGAGGTTAGAGCATTGATACAACGTGCTGCAGATATAGCAGAGGATGTTGGTGCATTTATGTTTGGTTTTCAAAACATCAGGACTCCACTCCATTACATAGATCAGCAACCATTTAAATTTACAGGATACCTCAACGCATCGTATACAGGATACCTAAAAGGACACGGACTGAATTATGATACGTCTTATGTAGAGGGTGAGGATCATTATATGTCTTGCCTCAATGTATATAAGAATCGCTATATGTATATCGAATCTAGGTACAGTATTGTAACACAAGGCAACTTTGAAGCAGAAGGTGGATGTCAAACAGATCGTACAAAGGATGGTATGTTAGAGACTACACTGAAACTAAGAAGGCAATTCGGTAACGTAATACATATTAAGAAACCCACAGCAGGTAAAGGAAAACTTAGAGAAGGAGAAAGATCAGTAACATTCCCATTTTAATTATGAAAATATTATTAGCAATACCGTCACACAACCGTCCATACGACATTCAGAAAAAAGTAATGTATTGGATTAAAGATGTAAAAGTAGATTGGAAAGTATTTTGTGAAGAAAACCAAGCTATGTATTATGAACAATCAGTAGGTAAAGATAACTTAGTTACAACCCCTGAAGGTAGTGGGCTTATGGGACAGATTGTAGAGATTGGTAAGTATGCCAAAGAAAATGAGTACTCCTTAGTACTTAAGATGGATGACGATATGAGGTTCACTGCAGACAAGATTAAGAAGCACGAAACACCTATTGTGATCAGTAAGTACCTTAAGTTAGTAGCTAAAGAATTTGAAGATCCTAACGTAGGTATGATTACGGTAAGTAAGCCTATGGAATATAGGTATGGCAATAAGGAAGGATTTAAGAAACGTAGGAAACCAGTTTATGGTAATTACATTGTACGCACAGAGTACCTACTGAAATTACGTAAGGAGTTGCTGTTGTTTGATGATCTTTGGATTTCTATTGAAGTAAAGGAAGACGGTAAACAAATATTAACCTATCAAGGTGCTTATGAAGACTCTATGACACACAAAAACGCAGGTGGGTTACAATCTTATGATCGTGATCAATTAGGTAGAGAAGCATACGAGGTAGCAAAACAATACTACCCATTAATAGAAGAACTGCAGGACAGCAAACATAAAAAATTTGACATTAGTGTAAAAAATTACTTTTAATTCGTTATATTTGTAACATAATCAATAACACACAAATATGTCTTATCAAATTTTAACACGTAAAAACTATGATTTTTTTGAATGTAGCAGTGCATTTCAGAAATCTATACGCAGAGGTGTCGAGCGTGATGCAATCTTTTTTGGTACAGAACTCGCAGGTAGTGGCTATGCCCAGTACTTGTGGAAACGTATGCTGATCATTTCTTCAGAAGATATTGGTCTTGCTAATCCTAACATTGTTACGCAAATACAATCGTTATACCAAAACTGGCAAGTCATCGCTGCCAAGAATCACGAGGAAGCAATCATTCCAATCATCAATGCAATACTATTGTTAGCACGTTCACCAAAATCACGTTTGGTCGACAATGCCAAGATGTTTGCGCTCAAATCAGACTACAAGCCTGACGTTCCTGATTATGCTCTCGACACCCACACCCGTCGTGGCAAAAAGATGGGTCGTTCGTTACAATTTTTTCTTGACGAGGGTAGCAAACTTAACAATGTTGCAGACCTAGACGATCCGTATGCTGACTTCTTTCACCAATACCTTTCAGATTATGCAGCAAAGGTTGTACCCATCACAGGTTACGACAATGACAACGTATATCACAAAAATATAAAAGATATGCAGCAGTGGAAAAACGAAAAACAACAAGAATTATTTTAGTATGCTAGTAAAGCGACCTTGGGGAACGTATGAGGTATTATATGAGAAAGACAACTTCAAATGTAAAAGGATTGACGTGGAAGTAAATGAAGAACTGTCTTATCAATCTCATCAGTACCGTGAAGAGGTATGGTCGTGCGTCAAAGGGCAGGGTATTATAACGTTAGATGACAAACGCATAGTGTTCCTGCCTAGTGACGTTATACATATACCACAAGGTAGTAAGCATAGAATTAAGAATGTTGGAGTAACTGTCTTAACCTTTACAGAAGTACAGTTAGGTAGTAGCTTTGACGAAAATGATATAATACGATATGAAGACAAGTATGGAAGAATTAAATGAGTTACACGAAAAAGTTAAGTGGTACGATAAGTTTGTAGACTATATATACGAAGTAAACCGTAATCAGTATAACGAGGCTTGTAAATTTGCAGACGATGAAGAGTAAGGAAAAGTTTTTAGAAAACTACAAACTATCACTAGGTAACATCAGTATAAGCTGTGAGGCATCAGGTATCTCAAGGCAAACGTATTACAACTGGATTAAATCAGACGTAGATTTTTTACAGGAGTGTAGGGATATTGAAGAGCGTAATTTAGACTTAGCTGAAATGAAATTGTTAAACGCAATACGTGAAGGAAAGACAGCAGAGTTACTATTTTACCTAAAGACCAAAGGTAAGCATAGAGGTTATGTAGAACGTCAAGAAATAACAGGAGCAGAAGGTCAGAAACTATTTGAAGTACGCATAATTGATACAGCAGAGCAATTCGATAATACATACGAACAAGGTGTTCCGCATCTTACAGAAGGACAGGAATAAGATTGTCGTTCAGCAAGGGGGTACACGTTCAGGCAAGACTTACAACATCTTGTTGTGGATCATATTTGACTACTGCCAACGTAACAAAGGTAAGCTAATAACGATTGTACGTAAAAGTTTTCCTGCAGTTAGGGGTACAGTAATGCGTGACTTTTTCGATATTATACGTCAGTATGACTTGTATAGAGAAGAGTATCATTCCAAAAGTAACAGTGAGTATCAAGTCAATGGTAATAAAATAGAATTTATTTCTTTAGATCAACCGCAAAAGATACGTGGGCGCAAAAGAGACTTGTTGTTTATCAATGAAGCAAATGAACTAAACTATGAAGACTGGCAGCAACTTATTTTTCGTACCTCAGAGCAAATAGTAATTGACTACAATCCGTCAGATGAGTTTCACTGGATATACGATAAAGTACTGACAAGAAATGACTGCTCGTTTTACAAAACAACGTACCTAGATAATCCATTCTTGCCAAGAAGTATTGTTGAAGAAATAGAACGTTTAAGGGACACTGACGAACAGTACTGGAGAGTATATGGTCTAGGAGAGCGAGGACAAAGCAGAAGCCTTGTATTTAAATTTCAGACTACTCCTAAAATACCGACACAAGCCAAGTTGGTTAGTTATGGTTTAGACTTTGGGTTCAGTAATGATCCTACAGCTTTAGTGGGTACGTATATGGACGGAGACAATATATATGTACACGAGTTACTGTATCGTACAGGGCTGACTAATCAGGATATAGCTAAAGAGTTACAGCGACTAAAACTAGACAGAAGGGATGAAGTGTATGCAGACTCAGCAGAACCTAAAAGTATTGAAGAAATCTACCGTATGGGGTGGAACGTTAAACCTACAAGTAAGGGTGCTATTAATCAAGGTATAGATTTACTCAGACGCTACAAGTTACACGTAACAGAGTCAAGTAGTAATGTAATCAAAGAAATGCGAAACTACAAGTACATAGAAGACAAGGATGGCAACCTCACTAATAAACCTATAGACAAGTATAACCACGCTTGTGATGCCCTAAGATACTCTGTTATCAATAAGTTAGCACGTCCAAACTACGGACAGTATGCGATACGTTAAAGAATGTTAAAAATTTGCACAAATGTGAATAACTGTGTAAGTTTAGGTGTAACATTCAATTATAACACAATGAACTCAATATTTAACATAGTAGGTCACCATTTAGACCTTTACGACAAAATCACAAACAAGTACGTTGGTAGTGTAGAAGTATCAGTAGATGACTATCCTAATCGTGTACACGGTTACTCAGGTCGCACAACTGAACGCATCAATGCTAACGCAAGACGTAATGGTGGCAAGGTATTCCCAATACAAGGTCAGTTCATTACAGAACTTATGCCAGTATGTGGCAAGATCAACGGTAAGACTTTACAAGACCGTTTAGAGATAATCAAGGAACACTACCAAAAACAACCTTATGGAAGACAGCATAGAGGATAAGTACGCATTAGTATGGAAGGATGGTTCAATAACCTATCGTAATAGCAAAGGAATTATAATCACACGCAATATGACACAGTACGAAAAAGATCTTAGCAGACCGCTAACAATAAACGACAAAGTAAGTAGTAGAGGGTACTACAATTTAGTAATCAGTATACGTGACCTTAAATTACACAAAGTAGGACTGAAACCTCATAGGCACTGGCGACTGAAACACGTTAAGGAATACTTTGGTATTAAGGGTAGTGTAACTAAAATGATTTCCCACTTAGAACAGTTAAGGGATAGTTAAAATAGTTTACAAATTTGACACTCTATAAAAAAAGAGGTAAGTTTAGGTATAATTAAAATAACACACAATATGATTAATTCAGAACAGTTAAATCAAATCTTAAAGATCAGAAGTCAAGTAGAGACTGAGTATGGCGACAAAGGTTCGTGCGTACTAGGATACAGAATGTACATCAATGGTAAGCAGTGGTTCACACAACCGTGGCAGGGTAGTATATCTTGCGAGGTATTTTACGACAGGGTAGCGGACTACCTAGTAGAGCAAGGTTTTAACTTAGAAGACATTACATTTGACTATGGAAGACTCGACTAAATACAACGGATGGACGAACTATGAAACTTGGGCAGTAATGCTAGAGTTAGTAAACGACGATTACGAAACGTATTACGAAATTATCACAAGTCAACCCCTAAAGCAAGCAGAAGATACAGTTAAGCAATATGTATGGGAGTACACTACAGGTAGTGACAGGTATACTGATGACTTTCTTAATAATGTAAACTGGGAAGAGGTAGTAGAATCAATAGACGATATGTACAGTGATAACTTCTGTGGTTGGTGTGGGGAAGCTAAGTACGATAATGATCACAGTGATTGTCAGAGAAAAGAAAAAAATATGTATCTTAGTGAATAAATAATTTTCTTCTCAAATTGTTTGTTTATAATTGGTGAGTTAGGGTAGCAGAAATGTTACCCTTTCTTTTTACTCAAAATCTACAGAAGTAAACGTTATATAAGTATGAAGGCAGAAATATTAGTACCTAGCAACCTTAATGAGATCACACTTGGTCAATATATGAAATATATCAAGTTAGATACTGAAGAGAATAAAGGCACAGCGTTCCTTATGCAAAAGGCAGTAGAGATATTCTGCGGCATAGATCTCAAGGATATAGCAAACATAAGATACAGAAGTTTAGTACAGATCATAGACCACCTAGATAGCTTGTTTAGCAAAAAGTATGACTTCCAGTCAAAGTTCACTATGTCGGGTGTAGAATACGGATTTGTACCTGTATTAGATGATCTTACAATGGGGGAGTATGTTGACTTAGATAACTACTTTAGTGAATGGGATAATATGCACAAAGCGATGGCCGTTCTATATAGACCCATTACTCATAGTAAGGGTGAGCGATACGATATTGAAGAGTATAAAGGAACAGATAAAGCAGCTAAGTATTTAGATATGCCAGTAAGTGTTGTACTGGGTACTTTCGTTTTTTTTTTCAATTTAAGCAAAGAGTTATTGACAGCTACCCTGAGGTGTTTGGGGGAGAGGGAGGCGGAATGGATTCCACTGCTACATTCGGAAGGAAGTGGGGTTGGTATCAAAGCCTATATGCACTCGCTCAAGGAGATGTTACAAGAATTGAACATATCACAAGTTTAGGCGTACACGAATGCTTGACTATGTTATCGTTTATGAAAGACAAGTCAGAGTTAGAAGCAAGACAAATTAAAAACAATATGCGATGAGCAACCAAGGAGTAAGGGGATATTATCAAATTACAAAAACACTAAAGGATACATTGTTAAACGATCCTAATGTAAACACAGTTACTACAGGAGACATAACAGATGTAGACTTGTCTAAGCAGACTATATTTCCTTTAGCACACGTTATTGTAAACAACGCTCAGTTTGCTACAAATCACTGGAGGCTAAACGTATCAGTGCTATGTATGGACATAGTAGATGTTTCTAAGGAAGAGGTAACTGACATATATCAAGGCAACACAAACGAACACGACGTTCTGAATACACAGTTAGCGGTATTAAACCTATTGTTATCTAAATTGTCAAGGGGTACATTATACACTGATAAATATCAATTAGACGGTGTACCTAATTGTGAACCATTTGTAGATCGTTTTGAACATTTGTTAACAGGGTGGACTTGCACGTTTGATGTACTTATTCAAAATGACATAGACGTATGCGACTAAAAGAAACCAACGAAGTGATGCGGCAGTTTGGTCAATATGTGATCACACAATCACGCACAGCGTTAACACGAAAGAAAAAAAATTTGTCTAGTACATTGTATAAGTCGTTAAACTTTGATGTAATCGAAACAAGTCAAACCATTAAGACTGTATTTGAAATGGCACACTATGGTCAGTTTCAAGATCAAGGGGTAAGCGGTAAAGAAAAAAAGTATGATACTCCATTTAGTTACACAAGCAAGAAGCCACCACACGGTGCTATACTAAATTGGGTAAAGGCACGTAAGATAAGATTCAGAGATAGTAAAGGTAGATTTACAAGAGGTAATTACAAATCAATAGCCTTTGTTATTCAAAATAGTATATACAGAAAAGGTATCAAGCCTAGTTTGTTTTTTACACGTCCGTACAATCTTGGAATAAAAAGATATGAAGACAAAATTATTGAGGCATTTATAAACGACATAAGTAAAGATATATGAGTACAAAGATTAACGCAAGAAGTCCATTCTTTATACAAGCAGTAGAACCTACAGTATCGCTAGGTACTTTCACTTGTACCACAGCAAACCTATTAGGTTTTAACGTTGATAGTAGTGGTTTTATTACAGATCCTTCTATTGCAAAAGGCACAATATTAAGTAGGGATACAGATTCATTTGCTACAAACACAAGCGGAAGTAGTATATCGAGAACCGTTAATTACACTATATTAATACCTGCTAGC